ATACACCCTGGCGGGTGATCGAAGATCTTAGTACACTAGTCGATTAAGACTGAGCGCACTGCGACTGGAATACTTGTTGATGAAGTGTATGATTTATACTTTTCCCAGCAATTCATTTTTTCTAGTTTTTCTTTCATGCACTCGAAAGCTTGATCGTGATTGTACTTTGCAGATTTTCCATTTTTGAAGGTGACTTCAATAATAGTGTTAGTGTTGATAAGAGATTTTCTGACTAAGAATCTTTTAGATTTTAGAGTTTTCATAAGTAAAATATTTAAAGTTAGTATTAGATTAGTATTAATTAGTTACATAGATATTATCAATGCGACATCGTAAAAAGTTAGTAAAATAGTTAGTAGAAAAGTCGTAGGAAAAAACATAAAATGTAGATCGTAAGTGGCTGAAAATCAAGTATATATATACGAAAAACGTAAAAAAACAAGGGGGGCCCATTTTGGAAAAAGGAAAACGTAACTGGTTGGAAATCAGGGGGTTAGGGGGCAACGCTATACCCCTCTATATCTGACGTGTTTTAAAAACAGTGACATAAGCCTGTTAAGGTTATATAGTAAGGGGCTATTGTCACACTTTTGCCAAACGGACCAGTATGACAAGCATGTTAGTAAATAACCACCTTTTCATGTAAGTATATAATGTATACGCTAGTAATTATATAATAACTAAAAACTCAATAAAAATGGCATATGGTAAACGTAGTCCTCTTCCCAAGTTAAAGAACGCTAACGCGATAGATGACGTTAAATCAGCTCTTCAGAAAAAAGACATTAAGATCACTGGAGCAATGGGTTCAGAACTTAGAGCTAAACAGTACAAGGAAAAAGGATGGGCTATGGATAACACTATAGGCTCTTCTCAAGGTGGTACATATAAAAAGCCTACAGTACCAACAGGTAAGTTTGGTTCTGACCTAAGAAGAAAAGAATACGAAGCTAACAACTGGGGTGGAGATGCCACAACTAAAGGTAACATGCCTGGATCTAAATCTACAAACACTAATACTGGTGGTGGTACAACTACTGGAGGTGGAACTAATACTGGAGGTGGAACTAATACTGGTGGTGGTAATTATAGCAGTGAGATGTTCAAAAACGTTATGGAATCAGCTCAACAAACTGCAAGTAACGCGGTTTCTAGTTTTGGAAATAAAACAACTGTTGAAAGTTTAGGTAAAACAGCTGCTGAAAGGTTAGCTGCAAAAGCAGGTAGTACATACAAAGTTGGTATCACAAGTGTGAAAAGCGAAAGCGGTGGTTCTAATACAAACACGTTGAACGCTACCAATAACAACAATACAAATACTGTTAATACAAATACCGGTACAAGTACTGTTACAGGTGCTGGCACAAGTGTAAAAACTGAAACACCTAAATACAGTTTAGAAGGAAGGGATGGTAAGCAACTACGTAGATCTAAACAAGCTAACAGGTATAATACTTTAGCTAGAAAAGCTTTTAATTCTGGAGATTCACAAGAAGCTAACAGGTTAATCAGGGAAGAAGCTTACGTTTCTAGAAAAATAAAGAATACTGACGATAGAAGAGAAAGAAAAAGAAAGAGAAAGCTAGAAAAAGCTAAAAGTAAAGTAAAAAAATACACTAAATAAGCCTATGGCTCAGAAACTATCACCAAAAGCTGCTGCGGCTAAGAAAAAAAGAGATCTGGCTGCAGCAAATTCTGACGACAGGAAGGCTAAGAGAGCTGATAGTCAGAAAAAACGCAGAGAAGCGATAAAAAAACATGGTGTAAACTGGTTAGTAGGTAAAGATTACGACCATAACACCGGTAGATTCACATCGTCATCCCATAATAGAGGAGGAACGCAGTCCAAGGACAAAAAAGACGGTACAAAAGCAGAGAAAAAACAATCAAGAAGATAAAACATCGATAAATGGCGATAATTAGTTCTTATCCATACGACGTAACTATACAGGACAACGATGCCTGGATAGGTACTGATTCTATTAATAGGCAGACAAAACAATACACCGCTAACTCCATAGCTAAATACCTAAATATAAATGGTAAGTTGTCTGTTGGAGGCCAAATGGTGTACGGTTTTTCTTCTGTACCACTAGGTGGAACCGGAACGTTCTCATTACCTAACGGTGGTGGCAGTTCTGCTTACTCGGCTATTAATTCGATAAAGATTTCAATACTAGAAAAGTCAGGTCAAAACGTAGTGCCTTTCGTTTCTTACTTAGTAGGTTCAGAAATACTGATAAACGCTCAAGACGAGGCAGGTTCTTTTGGGCATTACGGAGTTACATCTTACGCTGTAGATCCAGACGATAGCGGTTTCTATATTATGGGCTTAAGCTATATAGGTGGCAACGGAAACGTAACATCGGATAAACTATACGACATTATAAACTTTACTAAATCTACAACTGCAGAAGTAGAGGCTGTAAGTGGCGGTTTAGGTATAGACATAACAGGCACGACAAAACAACCGGTAGTAAACATAGACTACTCAGGTAGCAATAACTTTATAGAAATAGCTCCTGAGATAACTAGTGTAGATCCCACTATCTACAGCCCTGAGCTTCTGGTTAGCAAAAGCAATCCAGGCGAACCCGTATCTGAAGTAAAGAAAATAAAAGTAAGTAACATAACGTTAGACAAGCTAGGAAACCCTAGCAGCTCTATATCGTTAAATAACTTTAATATAAATAACTTAGCCGCACCAATTAATGATGACCAAGCGGTTAACAGGGGTTATTTAAACTCTGCGCTTACTGGATACGTTCAATCTGTAACAGCAGGTAACGGTGTTACCATAACAGGGTCTAGCGCTACACCAACATTGGCGGTCGACTATTCTACAGGCGCTGACAACTTGATACAGTCAGCGACAGCTACTACAAATATAACTACAGGCTCTTTTGGTGCTTATGTTTTAAAATCTGAAGACAACCCTGGAGTTTCAAATAACTTTGTAGAAAAAATACGATTATCTGACATTCCCTTGAACTCGTTAGCATCGCCTTCAACTCATTTCTCTTTTGGGAGTAAAAAAATTACAAGCTTAGGTTCACCAACCGATAGCGCAGACGCTGCTAATAAGGCTTATGTTGACGCTGCCGTTGTTGGAGGTTTATTTTACCAAGGAGGTTACAATGCTAGTACTAACATACCGGATCTTACAACTTCTCCAAATAGTACACTTAAAGGCTGGACATACACGGTTACGTCTGACGGTAATTTTTTTGGAGAACTATTAAGAGTAGGGGACGTGTTGATAGCGGAGTCTAACGACCCAAGCTCTATAGCTGACTGGACAACTGTTCAAAATAACATTGATCTTGCTAGCGCTACCCAGGTAGGTATTGGCAACGTGTTAGCAGGGGAAGCTGTAGATGTTAATTACAATGCTGGTACAGCTACAGTGAGTGTAGAAGATTCCACAGCAAGTAACAAAGGAGCAGTTATTGTCGCTGGGGGTACTGACATATCAGTAGTTTACGCAAACGGTACTGCTACTATAAACAATACTGCTACTAGCCCAGCATCTAGCGCTTCTGGAACTATAAGTGTTGGTCAAACGTCTGGAACAGTGACTCACGCTTTGGGTACAAATGTAATAGTTCAAACCTTCAAAAGCACTGGTGAAACAGTTTTTTGTGAGATAGATAGAACAACTACTACTGTCACAGCTACAATAGGTTCAGCAATATCCTCGGACATAAACATACTTGTTCATAAGATAGCATAAAAATAAAATAAATGGCAATAGAATTTTTAAACGATACTAAAGTAACAGGAAGTACTTATATAACAGATAAGCTGAGTATTGGTATATCGACATCAACTCATAAGCTTCACGTTAACGGAACAATGCTTGCTACGCAGATTTTTATATCTGACACGCAGAATAGCTTGTTTGACGTAGGTAGTGAACTACATATATACGCTGACACAGGTAGTACTATTAACCTAGGTGGAGGTATTGGTTCTAGGCAGAACGATGTAAGTGTAGGCAATGGAGACCTTTACGTTTCTGACAAAATAGGCGTAGGTGTAACTTCTCCTGAAACAGCGTTACACGTTGTTCAACAAAATGTAGGAGTTAAAGGTGTTTACACAACATGTCTTATAGAAGCCGAGGACAGTGCGTTAGATATAAACTCTAACAACGCTGGTTTATGGGGTTCAGCTATAAACCTGGTTGAAGGTAACGGATCTTCTAATACTAACACTTGGAGTATAGCTAGAAGAACCAGTACAAGTGACAACTCTTTAAAGTTTAACTTTGGAACTGTTAATTCACACCTAAACAGTAATAAAATTACATTTACTAGTGATGCTAGAGTAGGAATAGGTGTTGGAAGTCCAACAGCTGCTTTAGAAGTAGAAGGAGTAATAGTGTCTAACGGAGGTAGTTACCCAAGCGCGGCGTCCACGCTTAGCGATGTTGGTTATGTTATTAAGCAGTCAGACAAGTTATACAGTACAGTTCCGCATAACGGAGCTACATATCTAAGGAATCTAATCGGTATGGATTCTTCGAAGAATATAAACATAGGGGAAGGTGGAACCGGAATAGTTGGCGACATATTTTTCCTACCAGGTTCAAACGGTAACGTTATATTTAAAACACAAAGCGACGCTGAGACCATGAGGGTAAATAGTAGTGGTAATGTAGGTATCGGTACGACGTCTCCAGCTACTAAGCTAGATGTAAGTGGAGGAGCCATACGCTCGGGTTCAGGACCTACGAAAGGATTTGAAATTAACACTGGATACGGGATTCATGGTATAAAAAGTTATTACGCAGTTTTATATACAACAACAAATTTAAACGTAGGAGGAGCTAACGGTATTGCTTATAAACCTATAGCTGCTTCCGCTTTTAATGTCAACTCTGATTATAGGTTGAAAACTAATATAGCTCCTCTACAAGACGGTATTGAAAAAGTAAAACAATTAAAAGTACACAGGTTTAACTGGAAAGATAGGTTAGATGAAAACAAAGTCGACGGCTTTTTAGCTCACGAAATAACAAGCGTTGTACCTGAAGCTGTAACTGGAGACAAAGACGCTGTACGCGAAGATGGAACCGAAGAGTATCAACAGATAGATCAGTCAAAACTAGTACCGTTACTTACGGCAGCTTTGAAAGAAACCATAGATAAGTTAGAAAAATTAGAAGCAAGAATACAAACCTTAGAAAACAAATAAAAATGACAATAACTTACGAATGGAACTGCAGAAAAGTAGACGTACACCCAGAGCAAGATGAACAAACAAACGTGGTTTATAATGTTCACTGGATAGTAACAGGTGTATCAGATCAGTTAAACGCAGAAGGAGATCCTTATAAAGCTAGAAGTATAGGTTCCGAAAAAGTCCCACTAGATCCCGAAACAGAGTTTATACCTTTTAATAGCTTAACAAATGAGTTAGTTACTAAGTGGACTAAAGACTCTATAGGTGCAGAAGGTGTTAACAGTATAGAAGTAAGTATCGAAGCTAAGATAAGTGAATTAATAAATCCTACTAGCGTCACTATGACAATAGGGTAGTAAAAAACATTAATTCCAAGTGATGATATAAATATATCAAATTAAATTAAATCAAATTAAATTATGTCAGACAAAATTGTCAAAAACCTAAACTTTGGCGAAGATGCTAAAGACGCGGTTTTTAAAGGTATTAAAAAGCTAACAAAAGCCGTAAGTTCAACACTAGGCGCAAGTGGTAAGTGTGTAATTTTAGAAGATGGTAGCGGTAACCCTGTTATCACTAAAGACGGTGTAACTGTAGCGGATTCAATAGTGCTGCTAGACCCTGTAGAAAACATGGGTGCTACTCTACTTAAGGAAGCTGCTAGAAAAACAGTTAAAGAAGCTGGTGACGGGACAACTACAGCCACCGTGCTAGCTCACTCTATACTAAAAGAAGCTTACAAGCTTAAGAGTAACTACAGTAGTAGAGATTTAAAAAATGGTATAAATTCAGCTGTTAATAAAGTTGTAAAGTACCTAGAAAAGAACTCTATACAAGTTACTGGCGACATGATTGATTCTGTGGCCACTATATCAACAAATAATGATCCGACCTTGGGTAAAGTCATTGGAGATGCTTTTAGGTCCGTAGGAGAGACCGGAGTAGTTATGATGGAGCCTACAAGTGAGTCTGAAACATACGTGGACATAGTCGATGGTATTCAGTACGAAAAAGGTCTAACCAACTCTAACTTTGTAACAAACAAATCAACGAAAGAAGCTGTGCTTGAGAATCCTTTAGTGCTACTAGTTGATTCACCGATAGAAAGCATTAGACAGATTCAATCTGTATTAGAGTACGTTATTAAAAACACCAAGTCACTACTCATAGTTGCAGATATAGACCAACCAGTCTTATCAGCGCTAGCCATGAACAAAGTGAAAGGCAATATAAAAGTAAACGTTATTAACGCACCTACTTTTGGTATCAGCAAGAAAGATACTTTAATAGATCTGTCTATGTTGACCGGGGCAACTATTATAAACGAAGACCTGGGAGATGACTTAGATTTGATATCTGTAGACAAACTAGGTGAATGCGTTAGAAGTGTTACTGGTGAACAAGATACTATTATACAAATAAAAGAAACACCAGAAGAAGTAAATGAGCTTATTACTGAAATTAAAGAACAGCTTGAAACTGAAAAATCTCCTGCGAACGTTATACGACTTGAAACTAGACTTGCACGTCTATCTGCTAAGGTTGCAGTTGTCAAGGTTGGAGCGAACTCAGATATTGAACTCAAAGAAAAAACAGATAGAGTAGAAGATGCTATCTGCGCTACTAAAGCCGCGATAAAAGAGGGTATAATCCCAGGTGGAGGTATAGCTTTGCTCAACGCGTCAACCAATATAAAGTCTAATAACGAAGGAGAAAAAGTTTTATTAAAAGCTATAAAAGCTCCTTACGAAACTATTCTTTCTAATGCAGGTCTTGAAATTGTTTACCCTCAAACAAAAAACAGAGGTTTAAATGTGGTTACAGGTAAAGACGTAAATATGGTACGAGCAGGTATTATCGACCCACTACTGGTAACAAAAAGTGCACTTAAAAACGCGGCATCAGTAGCTACAACAATATTATCTACAGATTGTGTAATCAATAATTTAAGAGTTGGAGATGAAAGCAATAGGTAGGAATTTAATTATAAAAAAGCAAAAAGAAGGAACCACCAAAACGAAAGGTGGTTTACTTCTTGCAGAATCACACAGAGAAGATATTAGATATGTAGAGGCTAGTGTAATTTCTATCGGAAGTGATGTAGTTGGCGTAAATGAAAATGATAACATATTCTTCGACAGACACGCCGGTCACAAAATAGAAATAGATAAAGACTCTTATCACGTTATTAAGTTAGAAGATATAGTTGTTGTTTTATGAAAAGGTTAGATGCAAGAGATGTGAAAGACATGGGCTTGTTAAAACATTATCGTATAATACGTAAATGGGCTTGCAAGAACAACAACCTTAATGACGCTGATTTAGAGCTTTTGATATACCTCGACTGTATGGAGCATTTTTCAAAGCAAGACTTTAAAACAGGTTCCTACTCTTACAGTTGGGATAACAGACGCTGGAATAAGCTTCTAAAAGATGACTGGATAAAGGTTTGGAGGAAAAGAAATAGAACCACGCAGTTATACAACATATACCAAATATCCTTTAAAGGCAAGCAGCTTATAAATAGAATATATAGAACGATGCTTGGCGAGGAAGACATACCTACTAGTTCTAGAAGAAATAAAATAATAAGCGGTAATAGTTATACAGATAAAGTTTTAACTACAGCCATATATAATGTTAATAACGATAAACAAAGATAACTATGCCTACTTACAAACAAGACATGAAAGCTACGTCAGGTAACGCTCCAACCAGGTTCAACGGAGTAGTGGATGGAGTACAAGACCAAGATGATAGAGTTCAACAAATGCCAACAGATATAAACCCAGTAACTGGCCAACCAGATGTGATTGCTCAACCTGTGCAGCAGACCACGTACGCGCCGCCTACACCTGGTAATGAAATGGGCAATGCTAAACCTCTATTTAATAGTTCTACATCCAACGCTGGAAGTATGATGTTTGGAGACGTGGAGCAAAGACAAAGATCTCTACAAAACCAAGCTGGAATAGTCCAAGCTCCTGTGTTTTTTAAAGATCAAACAGGAGACGGCGAAATAACACAAGCTGACGTTATAAAAGCAAGAACTGAAGGATATCAAAAATAAAAATATATAAACTATGGCAAAACAAGTAACAAAAGCTAGCGTAAACGCCGGAGGTGTGGTTGGTGAAAACACGATATGGGACGGACCATTAAGTCAACTAGGTAGACCACACGGTAAAGGATCTAGTAGCGGAATAAACGGTATGAAGCTAAAGCTAGCTGACTGTGGATGTGATTCTTTGAAAGGACCTATCACGCAAAGAGCTAAGGGATAGTATGGGATCAATTGGAGATATAAAACTATATATGTTAAATGTTGGTGCGTTCGCAGTGTCTATGTCTAGTGTAGACGTTATACTTAAACTTACGCTATTAGCAGTTTCCATAGGGTACACCGTGCAAAAGTGGTACAACCTAAACAAGAAATAATATGTCGAAACTAGATAAATCTAAAATGGCTTGTAATAAGCCTAAAAGAACTCCTAGCCACGCAACGAAGTCGCACGTGGTCAAAGCTTGTGCTAACGGCAAGGAGAAGATCATAAGATTTGGTCAACAAGGTGTTAGCACTGCTGGTAAACCTAAATCAGGAGAATCTAGTAAACAAAAAGCTAGGCGCGCTAGTTTTAAAGCTAGACACGCTAAGAACATAAAGAAAGGTAAAATGTCTGCCGCTTGGTGGGCAGATAAAGTTAAATGGTAAAAACAAATAATCATGTACGGAAAAAAAGAATCACCAGCTAAGATGAGCTACGGAAAATCACCAGTTAAAATGAAAGGATCTTTCGTTTCTAAACACTGCACGCCTACTTCTCCACTACAAAAGAAAGGTTGTAAAAAGAAGTACTAATATGTCTTTTAAACTCAACCCACCGTTCAAGTGCGATAACACTCCAGTTTACCGAGTAGATACAGAGGATGGTGTTCTAGGTTTAGCTAATAACAACGGGACGATACTAATTAACAAGTACTTGAGTCCAGCTAAAGCAAAAGAAGTCATTGACCACGAAATGGTGCATATAGACCAAATGAAAAGAGGGGATTTAGACTACGACAACGATAACGTTTACTGGAAAGGTAAAAAGTACTCTAGAAAGTCAATGGAAGAAGGAGCTAAGAATCTACCTTGGGAGAAAGAAGCGTACTCTAAAAGTTAAAACATATAAAAACATGAGCTATAAACAAAAGTTTGGAATAAGCCCTCTTAACAATGTTGGTCCAACAGATCCATCTAAAGAATCAAAAAAAGAATACACAGATGTAACCGTTCAAGGAAGTGACGATGAAATGTATTCTATTAGAGTAACTAAAGATAGCCCATATTCAAAGCTGGCTAAAAAGATGGGGTCAATTCCTAAATCACTTAAAAATGTGGTTTTTACTTCTAAGACAGACCCAAAAACTTCTGGTATATCTAAAGAAGAAAGTAAGAGAAGAGAAAACGCGTACCTCAAAAGCCAAGATAGATAAAATATGAAAAAAATACTAAGTTTTTTAAGTGGTGGCCTAATAAAAGACGTGGGTGGTGTTATAGACAAGTTAACAACTACTGATGAAGAAAGATTAGCTGCTAAATACAAGATACAAGAGCTTTTAGAAAAAGCAGACCAAGATGCTCAAAGTCAAGTCACGGATAGGTGGAAGATGGATATGCAGTCTGACTCGTTCTTATCTAAGAACATTAGACCGCTTGTAATGGTTTATTTGACAGCTGTGTTTACTATTCTAGCTTTTGCAGATGGTAATATAGGTGGTTTTAGAATAAACGTAGCTTATATACCTGTTTTTCAAACATTGCTAATGACCACTTATGGCGCTTACTTTGTTGGTAGAACCTGGGAAAAGAACAAAAAATCAAGTGATAATAAAAATAACTAAATCAAATCAAATTAAATTAAATTAAGTAAAATGGCAAAGATTACAAAAGAACAATTAGAAAAGATCCAAGATCAGCAAAAGAAACTGCAAGGTATTCTAACCGATATTGGAGTTATTGAAACTCGAAAGCACGAAGCCTTGCACGCGCAAGCTGCGGTTTCTCAAGAAATAGAAGAAACTAAAAAAGAACTAGAGAAAGAATACGGTTCTATTAACATTAACATGCAAGACGGAACTTACACTAAAATCGAGGAGAACGATGATAGTGAATTATCTGTAGTTAAATCTGAAGACTAATGAGCTCTGTAGTTAGAAAAATAAGTATAGGTTCTGATTACAAAAACGACGCAATGCATTACGCTGTCGGTCAGCAAGTGTATGGTGGCCATACTATATCGGCTATACTGTATTCTGAGAGCGACAACTCTTATAGTATTTACATAAAAAAGAAAGACGAGGTTATGCCATGGAAGAAGTTTAATTCTAACATGGCAATATCCGTTGAGTATGATCTAGAATACTAATGAAAAGTTTATTTGACTTTATCGTTAAACCTCTAAACAAGAGGTACGATACTGAGATAAAGGTAGGTGACAAAAGCCTTATAACCAACACTAATACTGAAGACTTCAAAGCTGTGAGCAACAGAGCGGTAGTAGTTTCAACTCCCTCAGCTTACTCTACACCGATAAAAAAAGGTGACGTGGTAGTTATACACCACAATGTTTTTAGAAGTTTTCTTGATATTAGAGGCAAACGTAAAGATAGTAGATCTAAATTTATAGATGATCTATACTTTTGTTCGCCTGACCAAATATACCTGTATAACAGTAATGGTTCTTGGAATGCTTTTCAAGACAGATGCTTTGTTAAACCGCTGTTAGATAATAACCATCTAACGCTGGATAAAGAGAGAAAGCTTATAGGAATACTAAAATATGGTAATAGTTCCTTAGAAGCCGCTAAAATCGTCCCTGGAGACCTCGTAGGTTATACGCCTTACGGTGAGTTTGAGTTTATAATTGACGATGAACGTTTATACTGTATGAAATCAAATGATATTGCAATTAAATATGAATACCAAGGAGACGAAAAAGAATATAATCCTAGCTGGGCAAAGAGCAGTTGAAGAATTAATAAAAGTGGCTAAAGAAGCTATTGTTGATTCTGATGATGATATCTCTGCTGACAGACTTAAAAATGCAGCTGCTACAAAGAAGCTTGCTATTTTTGACGCGTTTGAAATACTTAAACGTATAGAGGATGAAGAAAATATACTTAATGATAAGCCAACTGAAAAGAAAGAAAAAACTTTCAAAGGCTTTGCAGAAGGAAGGTCTAAGTAATGTACGAACAGACACTATGTAGAATATTACCCGATCACATCAAACCTAAGGTAATAAATAAAAAAAATAGGTACAACAAATGGGAGTACGGCTACAACCAAGAGTTTGATATGGTCGTAATCAGTAAGACTGGTAAAATAGGAGAGATATACGAGATACAAAATCTAAAGATAGCTCTACCTAAAGAACAAGACGTGCACGAGGGTGAGGAAAAGAAATGGAAACCATTAGATTATCCTAAGGAACTTCAAAAAATAAAAACCATATTCGACTGGAAAAACTATGATGAAGGTTTTAAAGAGAAGTGGTATGATTACATAGACAATGAGTTCAAAAGAAGGAATGAAGGTTTTTGGTTTAACAACAATGATAAAGCTACTTATATTACAGGTACTCACTATATGTATCTTCAGTGGTCAAAGATCGACGTTGGTAACCCAGACTTTAGAGAAGCAAACAGATTGTTTTACATATTCTGGGAAGCCTGTAAAGCAGACAAGAGATGCTTCGGTATGTGCTACCTCAAAAACAGACGTTCGGGTTTCTCGTTCATGGCATCTGGAGAAACAGTTAATGAAGCTACAATTTCTAGTGACGCGAGATTTGGAATACTATCTAAATCAGGACCCGATGCGAAGAAAATGTTTACAGACAAGGTTGTGCCGATATCAGTTAACTACCCGTTTTTCTTCAAACCCATACAAGATGGTATGGATAGACCAAAGACAGAGCTAGCGTACAGAGTACCAGCTTCTAAATTAACTAGAAGAAGTATAACGTCGACAGATAAACCAGAAGAGTTAGAAGGACTAGACACAACTATAGACTGGAAGAACACAGGTGACAACAGTTATGATGGTGAAAAATTAAAGCTACTAGTACACGACGAGAGTGGAAAGTGGGAGAGACCAAACAATATTTTAAACAACTGGCGAGTAACTAAAACTTGTCTTAGATTAGGTTCTAGAATTATAGGTAAGTGTATGATGGGTTCAACATCAAACGCTTTAGACAAGGGTGGTGAAAACTTTAAAAAACTTTACTATGCTTCAAACGTCGAAAAAAGAAACCGCAACGGACAGACTAGTTCGGGACTATATAGTTTGTTCATACCTATGGAATGGAACTACGAAGGATTCATTGATTCTTATGGAGCACCTGTATTCGACACACCGGAAGAGGAAGTTTTAGATCCTTTCGGTGATACTATAAACCAAGGCGTTGTTGATCACTGGAGCAATGAAGTAGAAGGTTTGAAAGATGACCAAGATGGTTTAAACGAATACTACAGGCAGTTTCCACGAACAGAGGAGCACGCTTTTAGAGATGAAGCTAAAGAGTCTCTGTTTAACCTAACTAAGATATACGAGCAAATAGATTACAACGCTGACCTAAGAAACACGTCAGCTGTGACAACCGGTAGCTTTGCTTGGGAAAACGGAATAAAAGATACTAGAGTTATATTTTACCCAAATAAAGACGGTAGGTTCAAAATATCTTGGACACCCCCATCTAATTTACAAAATAGAATTATAGTAAAAAACGGTGTAAAATATCCTGGTAATGATCACTGTGGCGCTTTTGGGTGTGATAGTTATGATATATCAGGAACTGTTGATAAAAGAGGGTCTAACGGATCTTTACATGGTCTCACTAAGTTCTCTATGGAAAATGTACCACCTAATCTATTTTTTTTAGAATATATAGCTAGACCGCAAACGGCTGAGATTTTCTTTGAAGACGTTCTTATGGCTTGCATATTTTACGGCATGCCGATACTAGCGGAGAATAATAAGCCTAGGTTATTGTATCATTTTAAGAGAAGAGGTTATAGAGGGTTTTCTATGAATAGACCTGATAAGGTGTATAATAAATTGTCTGTAACAGAAAGAGAAATAGGTGGAGTACCAAACTCTAGTGAAGATATGAAGCAAGCTCACGCCGCAGCTATTGAAACTTACATAGAGGAAAACATAGGCAAAACAGCTGCTGGTTATGGGGACATGTACTTTCAGAGAACCTTAGAAGACTGGGCTAAGTTTAATATAAACAATAGAACAAAGCACGATGCTTCTATTAGCTCGGGACTAGCTATAATGGCTTGTAATAAAAACAGGTATACACCTGTAGCTAAAAGAGAGCGTAAAAAAATAGATTTAGGTATAAAACGATACGACAACAAAGGTACGTCGTCAAAAATTATAAGATAAATGAAAGTATACACCAATGGTAACAGCTCTTTCCCTAGTCAAGTAGCTAGCGAAGAAGTTAAGTCAAGCTTAGAGTACGGTATTCAAGTAGCTAGAGCTATAGAAGGAGAGTGGTTTCAAGAGGGTCGCTCCGGGAATAGATACGCTCAAAGCTACAGTAACTTTCACCAATTAAGATTATATGCTAGAGGAGAGCAATCTATAGCTAAGTACAAAGACGAACTATCTATAAATGGTGATTTGTCTTACTTAAACCTAGACTGGAAACCTGTACCTGTTATATCTAAATTTGTAGATATAGTAGTTAATGGTATGTCTAACAAAGAATATGATATAGTTGCATACGCTCAAGACCCAGAGTCTCAAAAGAAAAGAACTGATCATGCTAATAGTATAGCTGCTGATATGGTCGCTAAAGACCTCATAGAACAAGCTAAAAGAAACACTGGACTGGATTTATCTAGATCAAATCTAAACCCAGATCAGTTACCTGAAGATCTAGAAGAGCTAGAACTACACATGCAACTTACTTACAAGCAAGGCGTAGAAGTTGCAGAAGAAGAGGTTATAAATAATACCTTAGCTAGAAACAAGTACAACTTGATAAGACGCAGAATAAACCACGACTTAACAGTTCTAGGAATAGCTGCTGTCAAAACAGGTTTCAATACTTCTAATGGAGTCACTATAGATTACGTTGACCCAGCTTATATTGTTTACTCTTATACGGAAGATCCTAACTTTGAAGATATATATTATGTTGGAGAAGTTAAGTCGATAACTATATCTGAGCTTAAAAAACAATTCCCCAACATATCAGAAGAAGAATTAGACGAAATACAGAAAATGCCTGGTAACTCTCAATACGTAACAGGCTGGGGCAACTACGATGAAAACACTGTTCAGGTAATGTATTTTGAATACAAGACCTACGTTGATCAGGTTTTTAAAATAAAGCAAACTGAAAATGGCTTACAAAAAGCTATAGAAAAAACAGACTCGTTCAACCCTCCACCTAACGACAATTTTGAAAGGGTCAGTAGAAGTATAGAAGTTTTATACACTGGCGCTAAAGTTTTAGGTAACAATAAAATGCTAGAGTGGAAGCTAGCAGAGAATATGTCTCGTCCTTTCGCCGACACCACTAAAGTAGAGATGAACTACTCTATATGTGCACCTAGAATGTACAAAGGTAGAATAGAATCCATAGTCAGTAGAATAACAGGGTTTGCTGACATGATTCAGTTAACACATTTGAAGCTACAGCAAGTCATGTCTAGAATAGTACCTGACGGTGTATTTTTAGATATGGATGGTTTAGCCGAAGTTGACCTAGGAAACGGTACTAGCTATAACCCAGCAGAAGCTTTGAATATGTATTTTCAAACAGGTAGTGTAGTTGGAAGATCACTCACTCAGGATGGAGGTATGAACGCTGGTAAAGTGCCTATTCAAGAATTAGCATCATCCTCTGGTCAAGCCAAGATACAAAGCTTAATAGGTACGTATCAATACTACCTACAAATGATAAGAGATGTGACAGGTTTAAATGAAGCTAGAGATGGTTCAACTCCTGATAAAGACTCTTTGTTAGGGTTGCAAAAGATGGCCGTTAACGCATCAAATACAGCTACAAGGCATCTAATGCAGGCTCAGTTGTATCTTACGCTTAGAGTATGCGAGAACATATCTCTAAAAATAGCTGATTCATTAGCTTACCCACTAACAGCTAACTCTCTAAAAGAAAGTATATCTAATTACAACTTTCAAACTCTTTTTGAAATTCAAAACTTAAATCTTCATGACTTTGGTATATATTTAGAACTAGAACCAGACGAAGAAGAAAAGTCTAAGCTAGAGCAAAACTTACAGATAGCCTTAAAGTCAGGCGGTATAGATTTAGATGATATTATAGATATACGTCAGGTTAGAAACTTGAAAATGGCTAATCAACTTTTAAAGCTAAAGAAAAAGAAACGTTACAAACAAAAAATGGCTGATCAACAAGCCAACATACAAGCTCAAGCTCAAGCAAACGCTCAAGCTACTGAAGCTGCCGCTATGGCAGAAGTACAAAAACAACAAGCCGTAACACAAGAGAAAGTGAACATAGAGCAAGCCAAGTCTCAGTTTGAGATACAGCGCATGCAAACAGAAGCTCAAATAAAAAGAGAGCTAATGGCTGAAGAGTTTAACTATCAAATGCAGTTAGCTAAAATAAAAGTAGAAGCCGAAGCTAGTAGAGAATCTAAGCTAGAGGATAGAAAAGACGATAGATCTAGAATACAAGCAACGCAGCAATCAGAAATGATTTCTCAAAGAAAGAACGATGAATTGCCTAA